TATTACCTTTTCATATATCCAAGAATATGGATCAGATGGATTATAGTCTAAATATATTTTTCCTGTAGTTCTTAATACCAACTGCTGCCAATCTTCAAAGTTAAATTCGTTTGCCTCGTTTAGCCATAAATAGTCACGCTTACGACCGCGGATTTTCTGGCTCTGATCGATAGAAATATGTTCGATAAGATTTCCATTAAGCATATAAGATAATTCAGACTTATTATGATTGGCTTCATTGTATAATTCTAACTCTTTAAGGATAGAAATTACATCTCTATATGCAGTACCCTTTAATGCAGGTAATGTCTTTCTACATATTGTAAATACTTTGCCTGTTTCTTCTAAACATTTTACAATAAATAACTGACAAAGCGAATAGGTCTTAGAGCTTCTTGTTCCGCCCTGTAAACAAGTAATTCTTGTATTAGACCTATACGCCTTGTGGAATACATTAGTAGTTTTAATCTTTCCCTGTATCAATAACCTCTATTTTAAGTTCAGTTAATGGTTTACCACCACTTGTAATGTCTAGTTTTTCTGCATATCCTCTATCTTTAGCTTTAGACTTTAGATAAAATATGATGCTTGTTTCTTTTCCAGAAGATATATTCTTTATTAATTGCCCTTCTACATAATCAATCTGTGCTTCTTTAATATCTTCTACTGCTTTAGCAAATTCAGCATCTTCTTTTAAGTATCTATAGTATGTGCTTCTACTTATATTACCTGCCTTTTTACAAGCGTGATATATTAATCCCTGCGTTTCTTGTAACGCTTTTAATAGTTTCTCTTTTTTATTCTGTGCCATTTGTATTATTTTATCTTAACATTATAACCTTTTTCTTTTAGGTTATTGTACAATTCTTTTGCTTTAACTAAATCATCTTCTTTAATAGTTATTGTAGCACTATCGTCTGTGTCATCATCTATCTTATCAATGTTAATATCTAAATCAATATGCTTAAAACCCCAATCAGTCAGTTCATCTATATCAAATTCATTAGCTAGAATATCCATATCGAAGTCACCTGTGTTTTTATTTAGACGTATATTTAATTCTCTTTCTTGTTCTTTTGTTAAATCTAATACCACACAATCTATATCTACAAAAGTTAATTCTTTACATACTTTTAATCTTTGGTGGCCGCCAATAACTGTCATATCTTTATTAATTATTATTGGATCAACTAATCCAAAATTAATAATAGACTCTTTTAAATCATTATATTGCTTTGTGCTAATCTGTCTGGGATTATACGTTGCAGGTTTTAATTTATTTATTTTTATTGATTCTATTTTCATATTTTTTTAAGTATTCTATGTTGTAATATATTTGCTGACAGACTAATTCCAAATGTTTTATTTTGGCAAAACAATTAAACATAGAATCGCTTTCAGCTTTATTGTGACAATCTCTACACAAACCCATTAAATTCTCAATATGATCTTTGCAACTTGAACCACCCATACCACGCCCTTCTAAATGATGTATGTCAACCGCCCTATCTTGCTGACACATTTCACACATAATGAAGTCTGTTTCTCCATAATCAAAAAATGTCATATATACTTTAGTATGCTTTTTCAACCCTCTTTGGCATTTTATGTAAATCATCACTAGGCAAAGACAATATAAAATCTCCTTTACAAAAATAACATTTTCCTTTTTTAATCAAGCTAATTCTTGTGCATCTGCAACAAAATCTAAATATTTGTTTTTCTTTTTTCATTTTATATTACAACTGTTTTCATAAACTTTTTTCAAATCTTTTAACATAGTTCTTACGCAAGAACCACAGCTAGAAATTTTTTTATTAGCATTAAAAACTTTATTATATAATTTAAGCATCACGTGTTGATCTTCTCTTTTTATAGTTCCTTTTTGTGTCTTAGGTAAAATTTCTTCATATATCTTTATTTCATCTTCCGTAAATACTCTTGCGTAAGGAAATAATTTATTTAACTTTTTTTTCCTTTCTTCACAACCGCAATCATCACCTAATACCTTTTTAGCTACCTTGTCAATTCCTGTAGCTTTAAATACTTTTTCTACTGAATCACCAAGTCCTTTACTGTTTGTCATTTTGTAATTTTTTAAAAATTTTATCTTTTACTTTTTCATCATCTATAATATCCAGAACCTTGTGCAAGGTATAAGCTGTAGATTCTTTTATTTGTAAACGAAACGCATCTTCTGTTCCTAATACATAAGTCTGTCCTTTTTCATCACTAAATGAAATCATACTATATTTCTTTATTAATGTAGTATCTGCTTTTTTTATTGCTCTAAGTATTCTGCTTTTCTTCATAATATAGCTGCTAATAATAAACCAAATACTACAAATGTAACAATACCAACAAACAGGTTAGCTATAATATCTTCTTTATCTTTCATTTTTTAAATAATTTTTTACGTTCTTAATTGCTTTGTAAATTGTTGCCCTAGATATTCTGGTGGCTTTAGCTAAGGAATTTAAGCTATGCGAATCTCTGTAATATATTCTAAACAATTCTGCGTCAAACCAATATAAATCTTTTAGCTTTTCTTCTATCCATTCTAGTTTTTCTTCTACTTCTTTTTTTTGTTCAGTATTTTTTTGTGTGTTGTCAGTAGAAGGTGATATGCTTTCTACTATTCCTGTTACGTGATACTCATAAAACTTTCGGTATTTATAATAGTATCTGCTTGTTTTAGAGTGGTATTGATTTAACATTACTCTGGCTATATAAAATGTTAATTGTTTTTTTTTTATTATTTCATCAATCCTAGATGAATCACATTTATAAAGTTCTTCAATCACAAAACTTAATAAATCATCTTTACCTTTTACACCTGCTATATTGTAAGCCATATCTTTTAGCTTGTCATAATTCTTTATCAGGTATTTATTTAGCATATTTTAATTATAGAAGGTATATTTAATTGCTTTAGTAAGTTATATTCTACATTAGATATTTTACCTATTTCTACTTCTGCTATATTGTCAAATCTTTTTTGTAGTTTCTTAT